TGCTCCGCACTTCTTTGACAGCTTCCTCCTGTATATCGAACTGGACAGGAAGCCCGAAGACCGCTTTTATGCCCCTCGGCGACATTATTTGAAGCCGATGGTGCAGGGATACCAAGATGTTCTTGACGGAAAACTGCGACTTTTGACCATCTCGGAGCCGAAACGAGCCGGTAAGTCGCAAACCGGTATCAATTTTGTCAATATGATCTCCGGCAAGTACCCTGACCGCTCGACCCTGATGGAAGGAACCGGTGATGACCTTGTAAAGAGCTTCTACAATGGCTGTCTGGAATATCTGGTCACGCCGAATGAGTATCTGTTCTACGATGTATTCCCCGAAGCCAAACTGGTACAGACCCATGCGGATACCAAGGTCATCAACCTCAAGAGTAAGAGCCGCTTCCCCACAATCATGTGCCGTTCCATTGATGCTCGTCAGGTTGGTTTGTCCGAAGCTACCAATGTTCTGTACCTCGATGACTGTGTGGAAGGTCGAGAGGAAGCCAAGAACCGGCAGCGGCTTGATGATAAATGGGAGATCATTTCCGGCGATATTATGGGTCGTGCCATTGAAGGTACTCCCATCGTAGCTACCGGTACTCGCTACTCTCTGTATGACCCTATCGGTAGATTGCAGGAGGAAGCCCAAAAGCAGGGGTGGACTTGGAGAGCTGTGGAAATCCCTGCGCTCGACCCGATCACAGACGAGTCCAATTATGAGTATTACAACCCTAAGCTGAAAACCAAGGTCTTTACCACAGCCTACTTCCGTGAGCAGCGTGAGCTTCTGAGCGCCGAGCAGTTTGAGTCTGAATTTCAGCAGCAACCCTTTGAAGCCAAGGGTCTGCTCTTCAACAAAAAGGAACTTAACTATTTCTTCGAGCTGCCTATTGACCGTGACCCCGATGCGATCATTGCGGTAGCCGATACCGCCGAGAGTGGCAGCGACTCGACCTCCATGCCGGTAGCGGCTCTGTACGGAAGCGAGGTTTACATTGTCGATGTGGTCTTTGATGACTCTCCCGCCGAAGTGACCAAGCCAGAATGTGCCAACTGCCTTATTAAAAACAAGACTTCCGAAGCGGTCTTCGAGTCGAATAATGCCGGTCAGTATTATGCCAGAGATGTTGCCGATCTGTGTAAAGCCAGAGGGTATAACATCTCGATCAGGACGAAGCGGACGGTTAGCAATAAGCAGACCCGAATTGAGTTCGCCAGCGACAACATCATCAAGAACTTTTACTTCAAACACGAGTCCACATATCAGCGGGGTAGTCAGTATTGGAACTTCATGAAGGAGTTGACCACCTACACCCGCTCCGGCAAGGTTCCCCATGATGACGCTCCTGACTCTCTGGCTCTGTTGGAAAATGAGATCAGGAAGCGTGTTGGTGCGCCGGTGGAGGTTTTCAAGCGTCCTTGTTGACGAAATGAGGTATCCAATGGTATTATGAAAGGTTAGACACTTGACAACCAATGGATACCATGATAGAATGTAGAGTGAAAGAAAGTATTACCGAGGGGAGGTGTTTTCCGTGGCCTATGTAACCAGCGAGGTTGGACATGACGGCTTTGGTCGTAAAGTCATCTATACCGATGTTGCTGAGATCACGGAGTCCAATGTGGTTGAGGTGCTGCGGAAAGCGTATACTGTCCACCTCAAGAACAAGATCAGAATGGAATATCTCTATTCCTACTATAAGGGCAATCAGCCGGTCTTGAGCCGTAAAAAGGAAGTCCGTCCTGAAATCTGCAACAAGGTTGTGGAAAACAGAGCCAATGAGATCGTTTCTTTCAAGGTCGGCTATCTGATGGGTGAGCCTATCCAGTATGTCAGCCGTGGGGACGATAAAGCAGTTGCCGAGAGCGTGACTCGCCTGAACGATTATGTTTCTGCGGAAGACAAGGCCAGCAAGGATAAAGAGTTGGCTGAGTGGTGGCACATCTGTGGTACTGCTTACCGCATGGTTCTTCCCGATGATGCAGATGAGCGTGAAGAGGACGAAGCTCCCTTTGAGATTTACACCCTCGACCCTCGCTATTCGTTTGTCATTCGCTTTAATGGTCTTGGCACGCCGGTGGTTATGGGCGTAAAGTATGTGACTATGGAAGACGGCACTCTGATTTTCAGTTGCTATACCGCCAACCATTTCTATGAGATCGACAACGCTTGGGGTATCAGGAAGTCCGAAGACCAGATTTTGGGTATTCCCATCATCGAGTATCCCATGAACACCGCTCGATTGGGCGCTTTTGAGATTGTGCTTCCTCTTCTGGACGCTATCAACAATGTGGACAGCAACCGCCTTGATGGTGTAGAGCAGTTCATTCAGGCGCTCATGCTCTTCCACAATGTCGATATTTCCGCTGACGATTACACCAAGCTCCGTCAGGACGGCGCAATCAAGTTCAAGGACATTGACCCGCAGCTCAAGGCCGAGATCAAGTATCTGGTTGAGGAAATGAACCAGACACAGACCCAAACTCTGATCGACCATCTCTACGATACGATCTTGACGATTTGTGGTATGCCGAACCGCAACGGTGGTTCTTCCACCAGCGACACCGGCTCCGCTGTCATCATGCGTGACGGTTGGTCTGCTGCCGAAGCGAGAGCCAAGGACAGCGAACTCATTTTCAAACAGTCTGAAAAAGAGTTCCTGAAACTGACGCTTCGCATTTGCCGTGATCTGGCAAACCTTAATTTGAAGCTGTCCCAAGTGGAAATCCGCTTCACTCGCCGGAACTACGAGAATATTCAGGAAAAGGCCAATGTGCTTACTTCCATGCTGAATAACAACAAGATCGCTCCTATTCTGGCCTTTACCCATTGTGGTATGTTCTCTGACCCGCAAATCGCATACGCCATGAGTCGTGATTATGCCGAAGAGCAGGAAGCTAAGACTCTCGCTCAGATGGAAAAACTCGCCGGTGTTCATGATGACGATGACGAGGGTGGCGATGATAAGGGCAACAAAAAGCCTAAGGCTAAGAAAGAAGATGGCGGTGAGGGCTGATGTATAAGTACCTTGACCAACAACTCAAGAAGGTAGTCAGGGAGATATATCGACTCTTTCAGGAATATCGGGTAATGCCTTTCGATGAACTGAATGTGGTGTCGAATGTGCAGGAACTCTACCGTAAACTGGAAGAGGTCAACCGCCAAATGTTTCAGCAGATCGCAGACCACTATTACGACTCGGAACCTCATGGGGACGAGGTGTTGGTGGATTGGTGGCTTTCCGATGTTTTGTCCACGCCGAGCCGAGTGATGAAATACTCCTACGACTCCGAGATAGTGCGAAAGCGTGACCGTCTGATGGAAGCGCTGTTGGCTACCGGTGGTTCTCCTGCCGAGTTCGATACCGCAATGCGGTACTGGACACAGATGACCGGTTGGTTCGCTGTTGAAGTGGCTGATGCGGCTCTGGCACAGGCACGAGAAGATGATGGTATTGAGTTCGTGATGTGGGTATCCGAACATGATCTCAAGACTTGTGATTATTGTGATGGTTTGGACGGCAATGTGTATCCGGCTGATGCCGTTCCTCCTAAACCTCACCCCAACTGCCGGTGCTATACTGTGCGGATTTAGAAAGGCGTGGTTCTATGACTCCGAATGTGACTCTTCCCCCTGCGATTGTCAGGGAGATCGAAGAGATTTTGAAATCCGGCAAGGAAGCCGAGGTCGCCATTCGCAATGGCAAGCTGATCGTATGGGCGGTCAGCAACAAGAAAAAATGTGAGGTCGTTATATAGAGATAACGATGACAGTCATTACGGACTAACCTTTTGGGAAACCAGAGGGTTAGTCCGTTTTTTTTGTTTATGGTTTTGTAGCTCAGTTGGTAGAGCATCTGCCTGTTAAGCAGAGGGTCGTGGGTTCGAGTCCTACCGAAGCCGCCATCATGGTCAGGGAAGACCTTAATCGCAAAGGGGAGAAAACCCCACCAAAAACAGAAAACAGCGGTGAGTGAACACCCGAAGAAAACGCAGGAGGTAATTTCTATGGCAAAGATCGACACTACCAAAATTGAGGGTTATGACAAGATGACCCCCGAACAGAAGCTCGCCGCTTTGGAGGGTTTCGAGTACGAGGACAACGCTGCCGAACTGGAAAAGACCAAGAACGCTCTTTCCAAGTCTAATTCCGAAGCTGCTGAGTGGCGCAAGAAGCACAATGCTCTTCTCTCCGAAGACGAGAAGAAGAAGCAGGAAGAAGCCGAGCGCTTTGCTCAGATGGAAAAGGAATTGAACGATCTTCGCAAGGGCAAGACCGTTTCCGAGTACAAGGCCAAGTTCATTGCTCAGGGGTATTCCGAAGCTCTGGCTGAGGATACTGCTCAGGCTTTGGCTGACGGCGATACCGCCAAGGTCTTTGTCAATCAGCAGAAATTCCTTGACGAATATGCAAAAACCGTCAAAGCAGACGCTCTCAAAAAGACCCCCAAGCCCGCTGCTGGTTCCGGCTCCACCGAGATCGACTATGACAAGAAGATCGAGGAAGCACAGCAGAGCGGCAATATGTCCGCCGCGGCATATTACACCCGCCTGAAAGCTCAGGAAGAAGCTCAGGGCAATAATCAGTAAAGGAGATATGTAAAATGGCAGATCAGATTGCTACCAGCTTCGGAGTTCTGAATTACTCCGGTATGCTCTTTAACAAGGGCAACACTCGCACCCCTCTGTCCACCATCATCGGCGGTCGTGCTAAGATCACCAATCATGTTGAGTTCGTAACCGGTCAGGAGTACACCTCCGCTGGCGGTTCTCAGCCTGCGATCAGCGAAACCGCTTCTCTGACTGCTCCCGAAGCTACCGTTGTGACTCGTGAGCAGAAGACCAATGTGACTCAGATCTTTCAGGAGTCTGTTGGCATTTCTTACGGTAAGCAGAGCAACATGGGTACTATGTCCGGCCTGAATGTCGCCAATCAGCAGGCTAATCCCATCAACGAGCTGGATTTTCAGGTAGCTCAGAAGATCATCAAGATCAACAACGATATTGAGTACACCTTCATCAACGGTGTGTACCAGAAGGCTACCAATGACTCCACTCCCAACAAGACTCGTGGTCTTGTTACCGCAATCACTACCAATGTCATGGCTATGGACAACAAGGCTCTCGGCCTGTGGGATATTGCCGACATGGTTCGTGGTGTTTATGGTCAGCACGCTCCCCATGAAGACCTGTGCCTGTGGTGTGACGCTGTGACCCTGTTCCAGATCAACGCTGACGCTGTTCAGAATGGTCTGACTGTTATTCCCAACGCTCGTAACATCAACGGTATCGCTCTGTCCAAGGTGGTTACTCCCATCGGCGAAGTCTACCTGATGCTCGGCGAGTACCTTCCTGCCGGTACTGCTATGCTGCTGAACCTGAGCGTTCTGGCTCCTGTGTTCCAGCCTGTTCCCGGCAAGGGCAACTTCTTCCTTGAGCAGTTGGCTAAGGTCGGTGCTGGTGAGAAGTATCAGCTCTTCGGTCAGATCGGCCTCGACCACGGCCCTGAGTGGTATCACGGTAAGTTCACCGGTATTTCTACCGAGTTCACCAAGCCCACTTACAGCCGTAGCGTTTATGTGGCTAACGCTTCCGAGATCGGCGTTGCCGCTGCCGCTGAGGGCTAATTAACCCCGAATGAAAGGTAGGTGGAACTCATGACCAACGCTGATATGCTGACCAAGCTGAAAGCTATGACCGGCGAACAGGCCGAGGAAGTGCTTTCCACCTACCTTGAAATCGCCGGTCAAAAAATCCTCCGCAAAGCCTACCCCTACGATGACACGCAAACCGAAGTTCCTGTGAAGTATCACTACACACAGTTGGAGGTTGCGGCCTATCTGCTGAATAAGCGTGGCGCTGAGGGTGAAACCGCTCACAGCGAGAATGGTATCAGCCGTTCTTACGAGGACGGAGATGTACCGCCCTCCCTGATGCGAGAGGTTGTTCCCTGCGCCGCCGTCATTTAAGGAGGGGTCGGTATGAAGATCATGGAGAGGAATAAACAGGAGTTTCACTACTGTTTGTACATCAACTCCGACCCGATCAGGGATGCGGAGGGCAATGAAACCGGTGAACACAAGGTGGGCTATGAAGCCGCCGTTGCCATGAAAGCCAATATCTCTGCCGCTACCGGCTACGCTCAGGTGGAGCAGTTCGGAAACTTCATCACCTATGACAAGGTGATCGTAACGGACGATCTGTCTTGCCCGATTGACGAGCATACCGTTCTGTTCGTTGATAAGATGCCGGAGTACGACAAAGAGGGCAACCCCCTCTTCGATTACACGGTGCGCCGTGTAGCGAAGTCCCTGAACAGCGTGGCAATCGCCATTAGTAAGGTGACGGTATCGTGAAGCGGAAGTTTAAGATTGGCCTGAATGGTGACGGTATCGCCGAACTGTTGACCGCCCTTGAAGAATACCCGAAGTGGATTGAAGAACGCTCGAAAGAGCTTCTGAACCGACTGACGCAGGAGGGCTACCAGATTGCGGCAGCGGGGTTCGGAAAGGCACAGTACGATGGTGTCAACGACTCGGCGGTATCGGTGGAAAACCGAGGTGAGAATGTCAGAGCGGTTGTGGCTCTCGGCTCGGCGGTACTGTTTATTGAATTTGGTACTGGTATCACTTATGCAGACAACCACCCCGAAGCCGGTAAAAACGGCATGATAAGGGGCGGTTATGGTCAAGGCAAAGGCAACCAGTCCACTTGGGGCTACTACGGAAGCCCCGGCACGAATGGCGTGGTTCGCAAGGAAACCGACAAGGGAACCTTGGTCACGACCCACGGCAACCCTGCAAATATGCCTATGTATGAAGCTGCCAAGCAGCTTAAAGAAAGATTGCCGGAACTGGTGAAGGAGGTATTCAACCGATGATTGATGTGGAGTCCAAAGTTTACACCCCCATTGCGGTTGCGCTCCGTGATGCCTTTTCCGGCATTTTCGTTTCAGGCGAGTATGTGAAAGCTCCGTCCAGCTTTCCTCATGTAAGCCTTGTTGAGATGGATAATTACACGAGTGCTGACCGGTTGGATACCGCTGACGAAGAGCGGTTTTCCACCCTCATGTATGAGGTGAATGTCTATTCCAACAAAACTTTCGGCAAGAAGAGCGAGTGCAAGAAGATCATTGGCTTCATTGATGATCTCATGTACAAGATGAACTTCAAGCGCCTGTCCCTTGCCCCTGTTCCCAATATGGACGATGCAACCATCTACCGTATGACCGCCCGATACAGGGTGGAAACAGACGGTGAAAACTTTTACAGGAGGTAATTTCAAATGGCTATTAGCACTTACAAGGTTTTTCTGATGCACAAGGCCGCTGCTGCGGAAGTATATACCAAGCTGATCGACATTAAGGAGTTCCCTGACCTCGGCGGTGAGCCTGAGATGCTGGAAACTACCACTCTCAGCGATAAGATGCAGACCTACATTGCGGGTATCCAGTCCCTCGAAGGTCTGTCTTTCCTGTCCAACTACGACAAGGCCGACTACGCCAAGCTCAAGGCTCTTGAGGGCAAGAAGGAGCAGTACGCTGTCTGGTTCGGCGGCACCGAAGCTGGTGGCGTGGTTACTCCCGATGGTTCCAATGGCAAGTTCTCCTTCGATGGCGAACTGTCCGTGTACCCTGTGGGCGGCGGCGTAAACGAGGTCGTGGATATGAACATCACCATTGCTCCTTCCACGGTCATCACTTTCGCCGAAGCGTAATCGGCGGTAATTCTGCAAGGAGGACTTGGATATGGCAAAGCAGCTTACTTTCAGCTATAACGGCAAGGACTATGTGTTGGA